CCCTCATGTGATTCTCTTTCTGAATGTCCAGAATAAACTGTAATAGATTTATTAAACTCTACGCTATCTGCCTTTGCATAAAACTTTCCTATAAACCATGGAGACTTTTCAATCTTAGTTTTAAAACCTTTAAAGAAAACGTTCTTAGCCTGTTGTGCGTTAATAGCAACGTTAATTAAATCAATAGCATCTCCTGATGGTTTACCAAAATATTTAGCGGGATCTTTTAAACAAAGTAACTTATAAACAATATAAGAACAAGCAACTGTAGAAGTAAAATCCTTACCACTACCCTTACCTAACTGAAGAATGATTTCATTTTTAGTATACTTATTATAATATTCTGTACCTTCTTTTTCACCCAACAAATCTATCAAATCTTCTTTTCTATAAATCTGACTCATAGCCTCAACTATGTCATACTGAATTTTAGATAGTGCAGGTTGTCCCAAATAGTCTTCGTGCTCAATAAATGTTTTAGCGTCTACTGGAATTTCTTCAAATGGATTATCTTTTAATACTTCTAAAAAATCATCAAACATCATGGACAACGGTAACCACTTCGCTTTCTCTGGCAATGCTTGAAAGTCGTCTCATGATTTCGTCACGTACTTGTGGATACTCAGAAGCAATATCTTTTAATATGTTCATAAGTACCTCTTGTTTTCTTTCTATCTGTACCATCTCTTCTGCTAATTCTTTATTTTCTAAAAGCCCCGCTTTTTGTAACATGTCAATTCTTCTAGACTCAATGTCTAATACTAACTTAATTCCCTGACTTTTTGCATTTAGGTTAGCCGTTGTTGTTGCATCTTCAATAACCTCATAAGCCTTTGTTATTAGTTTGCTATAGTGAGTATCTGCTGCTACTAGTGCCTCTTTTGCTCTAGCACGAATGGCGTCATTAGCGGAAGCCATGACTTTCCACTCATTAATTAAACTAACCACTTGTTGTCTTGGTATTGCAAGTTGTTTAGATATTCTTGTAGGATCATTTCCCTTTAAATATTCTTCAACAACTTTGTTTACCTGATCTAAATGTTGCACCAAATCTTGCTCAGTTGACATTATTTTTTTCCTTATATATGTCATACAGCATATTTGCCCAAACATAATGAAACGCTGTACCGTAATGTCTGCCATCTCTAGCAATCATTGTATACTTATCATCTTTATGATTTTCTGTATAATCAAATACTCTTTGTTCAATTTGTTGCATTTGTTCTGAGTCAGTAGTTACAAAATAATTATCTAAATTACATAACCTTAAAAATGCATCGGTTCCTCTAACATAAGAAAATATATATAGTTCTATGTTATGTGACTTACAATATATGTCTAAAAACATTAAATACTGATACATATAAATATATAATGTATGAACAAATACTGACAAGGTTGTGTCTTGTTTTACAATTGAATGTCTATAGTTATCATTAATTGCATAAAAAGTATCACTTGGCCCCATAGGCTTATCAAACTCCGAAGTACTATCTGAGTTTAATGCATAGAACCTATTAAGATCTGGTAAATCTAAAAATATTACATCTGGATTGCCATACTTATCGATATACTTAAATGTACTTGCAACAATATCAAATATGCTTTTTCCTGGAGTACCAATATTATAATAACCAGAAACCTTTTCTTTTTCTGACATTAGTTTATGCAACAAATAAGACCAGGTTTCATTTGTATATAATCCTTGTCCATAAGTTACAGAGCAACCGTTAAATAAAACATGCTTTCCTTCATGATCTTTTTTAAACTCATCTGATCTGTACCCTTGTTTATTAGGAACAAAACCATCTTCTGGAAAATCAACCCATAGTTGGCTATCATCTAGTTTTTTAGAATCTCTATACAATCCTTCAATTAAATTATTCCATCCAGTTAACTGTCTTGAAAATGGAAGTTCTACTTTTTCATTTTGTAGTAAAGTCTTATAACTTTGTTTTGCAGTTTTGGTAAACTCACTATTAAGGCTTTCATACAGGTTAACACCATCTTGTTTTGGCAAAGCCTGATATTTTCTATTTTGTTCGTTATAGTTAAACAGATTGTCGTACATTTCTTCTTCTGTTCTTTTTTCTTTAGGATCAAATTGATCTTTCATTTTATAACTCTCCCTTGTTGTAAACTTTTGAAACCTTAAGTAAAATTAAATATCCAATTAAATCATCTAAATCATTGTCTCCATAAAATTCAGAACCTCTAGATATCCTAGACAACTTATCATCAATTCTTATTTTTATCTGCTCATCTGAACTTGCTTTAGAAAATATTCTAATTGGATCAAGGGCAGAATCTCCGTATGATTTATTTTTTTCAATAAGCATATTTTTTATATTATCACAAACATCAGCAATTGTATGTTGAGTTGAAATGTTCATCTTTTTGATTTCCTTAATCCAAACTTAGCCAAGTAAACGTATACTGTTTCAACACTACATCCACACTCCTTGGCAATTTCTTCTGGTGATTTTCTATCCATAAGATATCTCTTACGCATAAAAACTTCACTACTATACATTTTACCAGAAGCCATCTTATTTACTATCCTCTGTATCAATGATATCATAGTTATAGGCATTAGAGTCTTCTGTAATCCACTTATTGTACCCCTCAACATCCCAAGCATTTGTATTGATTAATCTATCTATCACTAATGATTTTTTAGTAACAAACGATGGCTCGTATAAACGAACCCTATTATTTGGCTGTATAGCAAAGTTGCCATCATCACGCTGAATAACATGCCCACACTTATGTTGACCTGGGTTTTCAGAGTATCCATCATTCAATATATTACTATCTGGATTATGCCAGTCTAAAGTAAACAAGTACTTTCCAAATATATTTTGCTTAGTTCTGTCTAAATAAGACATCTTCATGTTACTTAAATTTTCAAACTTAGTTACTGATATATGTGGACTAAATGAATTCCAAAGAACTAAATTATATAGTGGTTGTTCTGGGGTATCTGGTTTAGTACAAAAAGCATTAATTGGCATTCTCCACCAAAGTCCACCATCTTCCATCAAGAAATGAAACAACGGACTTCGTGACTTTATACTTGACACACCAAAAATTACCACAGGAAAATATTGATCATGAGAGTCTTGTTGGTCTCTTAAAAAATTACCCCTAACATAACATTCTATGGGTGGAATGTTTGCATTTAACTCTGGCATTACTCCTCAATCCTCATCGCTTTGTTCCAATTATTAATAGCCCAATGACCTATAGCACAAGCATCAGCAACATCATTATCACTTATGTTTTTATCATATATAGTATTAACAAACCTTATAGTTCTTTCTTTCCTTAAATTTCTTTCATATGTTTTATACCAAGACTCTGATTTGCTAGGGTTTTGACTTGCAATTAATATTCTTTCTTCTTTTGATATCTTCTTATTACCTATAAAGTTTTGCCATGTAATTGGTGACACTGATCCTATTGTTGATACCCCGCAAACTTTTAAAGCACCTATAATGGCCCCCTGTACAAGGGCTAGATCTGCAGCAGTCTTTGGACTATTCATAAACACTGTATGCTCTATAACCACAGCATCTATATCATAAAGATCAAATAGTGCCTGAGTCTTTATGCAAGCATCCCCAACCTTTTCATATGTTGTATTACCAGTAAAATTAATCTTTCCAAAAAAACTAAGTTGTTTATTACTATAAACAGAAAAAGCCAAACTATTTGTGCTTGCATCTATTGCACAAATATTATTAGGCATAATCTCTAGGCCCCATTTATTCTTTGTCATTAATAATAATCCTCATTTTCTTTAAAGCCTTAACAACTTCTACTGGATTAATTAAACAAAAAGTACATATTGGTTCATCATTATATATTGACAAATCATTACCACAATTTTTGCACTTTCTAGTCTTACCAATTCTTTTTTGTCTACGTGAAATAACATATCTTTCAGCAATTTTTTCTTTAGTTGCAGACTCTCTGCATTCCTCAGAACAATATATCTGATATGTTACTTTTGCTTTAAATTTATTTTCACACCATTTACAGTTCTTCACCAAGGTTCTCCAAGGAATCTATTTTAATAGTTCCCGCCTCTGCTTCAGAACATGCTTTTTGAATTGGACATCTTGCACAAATTTTTGAGTTAGATCTATAATTCCTTTTAGGAATAGTTTGATCAACCCATGCTTTGCGAACTGTTCTCATCCAATCAAACGCCTGGTTAACCCACCTGCGGTAATGATCGTTTAGTTCAATAGGAAGTGTAAGCAACTCATGATTATTTTTATTTTCATAAATCAATACACCCTTATCTTTTTTAAATACTTTCATATAAATAAGAACTTGTTTTAGATGATCCATCTTTGGTTTTCTATGCATTTTTCTATATTCAAAACCTTCGTTTGGCACAGTTTTAATTTCGCCAACAATATCAGTTCCGTTGTAATGTAACATAGCATCTGCAAATCCATTGATAGGAGGATCTTCAGATCTTACAGCCAACTCCATTGCTGGATGTATTTGTTTATTATACTTTCTTGGCTCTGGATCCATTTCTAAATCTTCAGCAAGAACACCAGATTTTAATAAAGCATCTTGAATTCTACCGTGACTTAGATTACCACCTGTTCTATTAGCAACACCGTAAGCATCTGCATTATCTTCCCACACAGTTCCTTCAAAGGCTAAATACCAAAATCTTGCACACTCACCATGGTTCCATACTAATGTTGATGGAGAAAAACTATATTTTTTTGCATACTTAGGTTTTAAGTTTGCAGTATATCCTTTTTCAATTGACTCAATTAGACCTTTAGTAAAGTCTACATCTCCATTGTGTATTTCTTTTTTAATCATAACTTGCTGTAATAAATTTTTCATGTTTGTCCTTTTAATATAGTATAGCAGACTATCGCGTAATGTACTTAAGTGCAGAAACTAAATCATTAATTGACTCTGCAGCAGTATAATATATATTCTTTTTTGCTCTATCGTTTTTATCAACATT